ATTAGAACATTCTGAAATACTGTTGCACCGTTGATTGCTTTCAAATCTGGAACGAACAGGTAAAACGCCTCCAACCCTGTGGCAAAGGTAGTACCTCCAAGGTTGGTAGGCCCGCCCCTCGCAGCGATGTTTAGAGACTGAGGGTTTTCAAATGCGCTAACTACTATCATGTGCGGGTAATTCACACCCGCTGATGTGATGTTGAAGAACCACACACGATTATTGAACACTAAGGAATACTTAGCAGAGAACGTACCCGCAAGACCTGTCGGCATTGCTTGGTAAGTAGTACCGTCCCACATAGATACTACATTTGACCCTCCCACATCGGAAAAGATCAAGTAGTCACCGAGAGACCAATAAGTATCTCTCATTTTTGAGTTGACGGTAACAGAGCCTTTCAGCGTCCACGTAGAAGTTCCGTCCCATTGATAGACATTGGTTCCTGCGAATACAAGCGTAGTCTGAGTCCCAGAATGCTTGATAAGTTGACTTATACCCGTTATCGCAGAGTTGTTTGGTGCGGTTCCTTTGAGATCAAAAGGCAACCTGGGGGTTAGTATTGATTGTCTAGCTCCTAACTCGAAATTGTACCCGTCCGACGCCTCACCAATGTCTGGAGTTTGATTCTGATTGAGACCGGCAGGGAACCTGAGAATTAGCCTTGGCTCTTCTAGCGTCTCATTGGCAGGTTGATAAATTGGCATTATGCGTAGGGAGAGGTATAGATCGGCCCATAGTATTTATTGGGCTTCTTTGGATTAATCAGTCTCAGAAGCGTAGAGCGGAAATTTCTGTATTCCGGGTTTTGATCCACTGGCGCAGATGGTTGTTTTGGGTTTGCGTTAAATAGAGACTGAAACCTAATCGCTGCCATTTGGCAAAAGATGTTTGACTCAATATCCCGAATGAACGGCATGTTGTCAGTCGCATTGATGGGGATTACGTCCTTTTCATAGTCGAACGTCAATACCCTGTTGTTAAAATTCACGTCAGGAATTTGGTAAAACCCTACTTGTTTGGTAGCTCCTTCGACGTAATACCACCAGTTAGGGCTTCCAATATCTGTTTGGTACGTCCATACAGACTTAGAAAGTTGTTTTTCTCCACCCGAATACTCAAACATTTGGTTGGAGCCAACGGAGTCGTAGAAAAATTGGTTATCTTGCCAAAATTGGACAAAATCACTCGGAAGGGCGTAAGTTCTAGTTCCGGTTAACAGAGTGATGGAAGAAGACACTCTTTCTGAGGGAAAATCATAGAACGCTGTTAGGTCGGTCATAGTGTCCTGCACCGCGATGATGGCGAGGTTCAATGTCGCACCATGTTGCAGGTCGGAAAACGTCACTACGGGGTCGGTATCGCCTCGAATCACCCCTGTTATTCGGAGTATCCGATTGACCGCACCTACGAAGTTCATAGACATAATTTCACCTTAGAAAAAGCCCCCAATTAAGGGGGCTTCCCATCTTACAGCTTCGCAGAACCGCTACGGATTTTGTAAATCCAGTTGTTGTTCAGGATCGTTCCAACGTGCCATGCCTTCCACGCGAGAGAAGCGGCTTCGTTGAAAGCATCCATCACACCAGCAGAACCCAAAGGTTTGTAGATGATTTCTACAGCCGGAGGATTCTTCGGATTATACATTTCGTAGGAGTTGGTAGCGTGCATGTTTCCAAGCCCCACAGTACCGATTGCCTCCTGACCATATACAAACGAGTCGTACACGTCATGGGCCTTGGTAGATGCGCCACGCAGACCCACAGAAGACACTTTTCCAGCGCCAGAGGCGATAGTGGATACCTGAGTAGACGACCAACGAACACCAGCTACCGCGCCAAATTCAAACGGCATGGTTTCGGTGTAACCCGCGTACTGCTCTACCGGGATGAAGCCAGTCAGTGCGCGAATATCTTCTTCTACGTCCACATGGCAGATACCGTAGTAGCTAGAACGGATCGGCTGTGTACCGATGTTCGTAGAACCCATTCCGATAGGCGTAAATGTTCTCGCGGCCTGCTCGTTCAGGAAGTTGGTAGCTGCCTTAATATCCGTCAAAGAGATTGCCGCAGAGATGGTAGAAACGCTAGTACCACCACCTACCGCACCAGTCGAGTAACGGACGTTTGTGGCTCCCTGGTACGCGGTGAACATCAGCGAGTTCAGAGATTCACCCGCGTTCGCTCCCAAAGTATCAAGCAGTTTGGCTGCTTTGGTGTTGACGTTGAAAAGGTCTACTTCCTCCGTCAAGAGAATAGCATTACCCTTTTTCAACACCTGAGCGGTAACAGCCGACAGAGTGGGCGTTACGAAGTTGCGCCCGAAGAACGCGCCCTGCGAACCGGCCAATTCAGTCAGGGTAGTTGTAGCAGCGGCGAGGTTGTTGATACGCTCCCACTTTACGCTCGCCGAACCACCGGACTTTTGCAGGCTACCAGCAAGAGTTCCGTTAAAATACGGCAGCTTTTTACGAGCCGCCGACAGCAGACCTTTCATGAGTACGTAGTTAACTGGTTGGGTTAAATACGTACTCGTATTTGTGATCGTTTGTGCCATTTAAATCTCCTTAATCGTTAAATTAAGGCAACACAAACTCAGTTATGTCCGCGAACCATTCTTTCCCAATTCGCTTGAAACTCTGCGCCGTTTTTGGAACCCCAGTCCGGCTCATTGCTATCATCCTGAGTCGTTGTTGCCGATGCGTTTCTGGATGCAGCAAGCGCCTTTCGATTAGCCACCAATTGCGGGTCGGCACGAACCTCGTACTTCTTACCAATGTCCTTGGCAATCACGTTTAATGCCTTTGTAAAGGCTGCTTTTGCTTGGGGAGACGAATTCCTGCCTTCCCATAGCGCCTTAAACTTGACATCCGTTCTTGCTCGTTCGTTCAGTTCAAAGGTTGCGAGATTTTCGTTCTCGATCCCGGATTCTTTAGCTATATGCGAAGAAGCCTGCTTTATATCTTCCTCCAGTCGAGCAACAAAGGCTTGCTGTTGTTCAGCACGAATCCTGTTGTTGATTTCGGCTTGGGTTTGTTCTGTTTTGCGTACCTTGCTCTCAAGATTTGCAAGAAACTCTCGGTGCCGGTCAACATCGAACGCATCTGGAACTTCTACGCGTTCTTCTGCTTGATTGGCAGGCGAAGTAACTTCTTGAGGGGCCGCATGTGTTTGCGTCGTTGACGCTTCAAGTCCTGACTCCTTGTAGAGATCGTCAAGCGTCGGCTCAACGGTGTCTACTTGAGTATTTTGGGTGTTTTCTACTGCTTGAGTAGTATCGTTCATTTACTTTCTTTCCTTAAAGGGGTTGATAATTTGTAATGCTCGATCAAATCCTTGCTGGATTAGCATATTAGAACACACTAATCTGTAGTTATCAACAGCAGGATCATATTGGGGTACTATTGGACGTGATTTTTCCAAAGCATCAAGCAACATTCTGAATTCAGGTTGTTCATGCAGGTTTTGGAGAATTTGCTTGTTCATTACCGGCGTCCTTAAAAGTTGATTCAATCTCGTTTTTGAGTTCGTCTATTAGCTTCTGGACGTTCTGTTCTGTCCTGTCTGTTGCCTGATGGTGTTTTTGAGCAATGGAAAGGATGTTTTTAATGTGAGACTCCTTGATCTTCGCCATTTTAGCTGTAAAGTCCAACATCATTTTCTTTTCCTTGACCGCAGTTTGGGCCTTCTCCTGTTCCAGTTCCTTCGCAAGTTTTTGAACGGTCATAGCCATTTGATTCAGTTTAGCCTGAACATCTGGAGAAATATCTCCTTGCTTAAGGAATCTCTCTCCCCCTTTAACCCCGGCATCCATGAATACTTGCTTGATTATCTCCATGGGCTCTAGAAGGGGAGCGAATAACGGATTCTTAGAGATAGCGTCAGCGGTAGCTAAAAACTGTTGCTGACGCCTCATTTCACCCAATACACCCTTAGAGCCTACTACTTCAAAGTGTACGGTATCGGGTAACTCTGCTCCTGTTACCCTCAAGAAGTCGGGAGAGTCTAATTCCGGGTTGTAGTAGTTATACGAAAAATTCTTCTTGGTCTTGTTCATGTAATGCTGCATATACAAGAACGTCCTAAGAGCATCATCCAACTTGATAGCGAACCCGAACGGTCCCGCTTCTGAGTCTGCTTGCTTGGTAAGAACTTCCGTCCTTGTGGCCCTGTCTCCTACCTCTACTCCCGGCCTTCCAAGAGATTCTTTCATGGACGAAACCATGTACTGAAGACCGGCAAGAGTAGATGCAGGATCGCCTACATCCATTGTCTTGTAGTTTGCAGAACCCTTTGTAGAAGTCTTTGCACCCGGAGCGATAGTAGGGCCGCCATTCAGAACAAAATCAGGGTCGTTCCCGTCATACACGATAGGCGGACGGGTTTTTAACTGGGCACCGTTTACAAACTCATTCGCCAGAATAGAAGAGATTTTTTGTACCGGGCTTTGCTTGATGAGAGGAGACATGAAGTACGGGTCTCGAACGTCCATCTTTTCGTAACCCTTGAAGATGATGGGAGGGTATGGAGTTTCGATTGCATCTATGTAAACCATCTTCCCGTTAGCCATGATAACGTGGTAATTCGGGAAAAACATATCATCATCCGAAGGCTCCATTCCATCAGAGCTTTTCTTGATTACTACGTCGCCCCAATACTTGATTATTTCGAGATCATAGGTCTTGTTTTCCTTCTGCTCGTTTTCCCTCTTGGGGATTTTTTTCAGTGCTTTGGGAATCCACCCTTCGCCTTTTGCCATTTCAAGGAATTTATGCCGTGGCATGTATTCCCGAATGAACATTGAGCCGTTATAGAACATATTCGACCCCACCAAAGAAGGGGAGGGGTCGGGCCAACAGTTCCACATCGAATGCGGAACCCAAACCGGGGAGCATATTTCTTTAGGCTTTACGCCATCGAAATACATATCCATGTAATCGCGCTTCACTTCCGCCACGAAAGCGCCATGATGAAGGCCTTCTTTAATTGACAGTTCTACTCTCTCGTAGAATCCGAAGTCTCTATGCTGTTGAGTCATTACAGCGCGGAGACGACCGTCTACCATGTCCTGATATTTCTTATCTGTCTTTTCTGCTTCTCCGGTTATTGGGTTCAGTTCGGTAGGAATTTCTACATGCGCTTCGAACCAGCTTCGGCTTTCAGGAAAAACCACTCGCTTAAGGTCGGTTGTCATAATATCTGACGCCCTACCGAGTTCCCCTAGTTCAAACGTCGCCAACCATGTCTTTTCCGACTCCTCTGTGTTGTAGGAATCCATTGGGTCTAGAACTACTTGGCGGTCTACTTCCTTCCATTTCGCTTCATGAGAGCGCCTGTAGTCGGAGTTCTTCCGCTTCTCTAATTCTGCCTTTAGAGACTGTTCAATCTTCTTGTAATCCTTGTCCGTAATCTTACGGGCTTTAACTTCTTTCTCTTCGTTTTCTGCCATGATTAACCCCAATTCGTGTGACGCTGGTAGCTTACTTGTTTACGAGGTGCAACCGTCATAGTGCGGGCATGACGAAGCATCATGATCGCGTATCGAACGGCTGAAATAACGTCATCGTTCATCTTTACGAGCTTGCTTATCCTTGCACCATTGGATTCTAATATAGCTCGGTGATACATTCGCTTTTCTTCCATGAAATACTTGCAGGTTTTGAAGACTTTAAATCTTCCTGTCTGCATTCTTTCGAGCATTTCCATCAAAGATGCTTCTACCGAATTCCCGCCTTCCCCTTCTTTCTGTCCCGGAGAGGGGGGGTTTGTAGCTTTCCATGGAAGCATGTTAAGTCCAGCATCTAGATATTGCTGTCGTAACTGAATACCAGTCCCTTTTTCTGTATTCAACCCGTCATGCGGCCACGTAACCGGAACCCATTCGCCCCATGCATTGATAGATTGGGCGTGTACCACCGGAAGGGCGCGAGTCTCCCGATAATCATTCACAAGATAAACGCAGTCTGATTCCCTATCCCATGCGATTTTACCAGCGCCAAATGGGTGATCCCAACCAAAGTCAATCCCTGTAATCTGCGGCCAGTGTCTAGGTATATCGAACGGGTCTATCAATATGTCATCGTCTGGAACGTCAAACACTAGGCCCGCTCCCATTAATGGGGAACCTTTAGACCGCATTTCTCTTTCATGCGCCGGAAAGGCTTTTAAACGTTGCTGTTTGACTTCATCCGTCATGTGGGGGGCATCGTCCCATCCTGCTTGAATGATTGCCTGACCATAAGACAAATTGTTCATAAACCCCGAAACTACTTCAGTCATGCCTTCTTCGGGGGTTTCTGTGATGTAGAGAATGGAACCAGGCATTGCAAGGCCCATACGTATAAACTGGCTCCAAATCTCAGGCGGGGGTTCTTCGTCCAACCATCCACCATGAGCACGAATGCCCATGAACTTCTTGAATCCCTGCTCATAGGCTCGTATGTAGACCTTCGACCATCCACCAGTTACGTGTTTAACTAGGGCGGAATCTATCGCGTTAGGGACCCCTGCCTTTCTGTGCGTCTTTCCGATGCAGTCTATAGGAATCGTTCCAGTCCCCAATTCCTTGTCACTCATTGGGTTTCCGAAGAGTTCTTTCTGGACAATATCCCTAGCCGTCTCATTTGTGTTAGATCCAATCATAAACTCGACAGGGTGTAAATACCTTGTTCCCTCCCACCAATCGGGGTATCTTCCAGTTAGATGAATGGCGGTCTCCATCGCTCCGCTAAAAGTATTGTGGTGAACCAATCCACCAGCAATATAGTTGTGTCTGTCTTCTACCTCCATATCGTATAGAGTGTGTACGCCAACAGAATAGACTGTTATAATGTTGTTTCCGTCAATAGTTAAAGGAGATAACAATGCCCGCAAAGAAGATTGTTGACCTTGAGTTGTTTCGTGAACTGTTTTCTCAGGATTTGCAAAATCATAAGATTGCTCAACTTCTTGGCGTTTCTGAACGATGGGTTGAGAGGTATGCTCGACGCTTCGGCTATAAAAAGACGCGTACGGGGCCGAAATCCGGCGACCGACATACGAACTGGAAAGGGGGGCGAAAACTCGTTGGAGGATATTGGTACATTTATTCACCAGACCATCCAAACTGTACCAAATCAAAGTACGTCCTCGAACACCGCTTGGCAATGGAGAAAAAACTTGGACGCCTTCTTGATCGTAAAGAAGTTGTCCACCATAAAGACGGAAATAGCCAAAACAACGATCCTTCAAACCTCGAAGTGTTCCGAACAAACGGCGAGCACCTCTCAGAGCATTTTTTAAATAATCCTGCTCAGAGGCAGCGTATCCGGGAAGGAATGGCAAAAGTTGACCTAAAGGGACGTAAGCGCCGCCAGCGGTCAAAATCATATGACCTTTCGGGCACTCCACCCAGCGGCCATCTGACAGAACAATCCTAAAACATTCCTCTGGTGGCTTGCGTACCCACGCAACAACTTTTCGTGGTTCTTTGTTTGGGTACGTCAATACATTGCATTCTCTTCCCCATACCTCACTAAGACGCTTTTCTCCCCCGTCAGTTTCTATCTTGACGGAAATAGAGTTGCACTTGCCAATCTGATTTCCACCGAGTAGTAGACGCTGAGATGCCGGTAGATTTGTTCCTTTGCCTTTTGCGTTGTGGAATTCTTTCTGCTTTGGATAGGGGGTGTAATACTCAAGACGGTGAGTATTCTTGTACCTCTCTATATCTGAGAGTGCTTTTACGATGTCTGAAATGTCAACCATTCATCAACTCTTCAACTACTCGTTTTGCCTCTTGTGGGTTGTCTCGACGCAAACATGCGATAGGAGACAGCGATTCCGTTTCGATTGAAAATACATCTATAGGAGCCTCAAACGGGCTTGATTTTGTCTCTGGATCGTAAGACATAACCACCAACTTACCGCCCATTTGCCATGTGGTGTAGTAATGACCCTCTATTAGAGACTTGTACGCCTTAACGCATTTGCGAACTTCCATCCCACTCTTCCTTTACCCAGCCAAATGAAAAATCATGCGGCTTGGGGTGACCGTGGAAACAACAAATAGCCGCTTTTAGTGGCATTCCAGTAGTCGCATGGGCCTTGTATGACACAATCTTGTAGGGAAAAAGGTCTTGCAGCCTCTTGGCGTGTTTTACCTGCTTCTCTATGTAGATTTGATCCCCACCTGAGATATGAGGACACCCATCTTTTTCGTAATTGTCGGTAATTTCATGTCCGAACCCACCTTTCCAAATCATCATCCCAGATCCATATCCATTGGGACGGTAAAAATCCCTCAGAATGGCAAATTTGCCGTTGTACTTGTCAATGAAATTGATGTTATCAACAATCAAGGTATCAAGGTCGAAGAAAACAACTTTCCCCTCGGTAAATTCCTTGAAGAGATATAGTTTTGAATACCATCCTTCACCTTTAATCGGTCTGGTTTCGCACTCTATACCTGTAGGATCGTCGGTAAAGCACACAAATTTATGAGGGACGGTCAAGTACCACTCTACTGCCCTGTAAAGCTTGTTGACGTACTCCGCCCCTCTTCCGCAGTAGTTGTTAACTTGAACGCAACAGATTGTCAACATGTAAATACCGCCGTATGGGGAACGTGTTTAGTGTACATTTCTACATTTGAAAAAATTGAGGTTAGAGTATCCCACGGTGTAGTGTCTTTGGCCTGACTTGCATCGTGCATTACGATTACCTTAGCATGAGGTTTCAACAGGGCGAGTTTTGCCATTCGTCCGGGTGAGTGCTCTTCGTTATCCAGAAAGATCAATCCGTATTGTCCTTCGAGTTTGTAGTTCGCCCAATCCACGATATGAATGTCTGCAATTTCTCGATAGCGATTAGCCCAGTCAGGATCGGAAGCATGAACAGTGAGCTTACTACCACGGTCACGACAAATTGCAGCAAGTATAGGAGTAGAATAATCGCCGCAACCAAGCTCAAGAATATCTCCGGGAGTTTCCAAAGCAGCTTTGACAAGTGGTTCAATATGAGTAGCATAGGCATCCATTCAGTTTTCAATCCTCCAAAGCGCTATAGCCTTATCGCAATAATACGGGTGTGGGTTTCCTTCGTTCAACACTAGAAGCGGTTTCGGGAAGTTAAAAGGATCGTCCATGAGATTGAGCGGCCTCCATCCTCCAGTTTCAATGTCTTCGTTATGATGAAGAGTAAATGTAGTTGTAAGCAGATATTTTGAGTTTGAGGCGCAGATATTCGCCAGCGCATTCATTGCGTCCTGATATGAAAGATGGACTAGGCAATCTCTACAGATTACCAGGTCAACCTGTGGAAGCTTGTCTTTAGTAACGTCCAGAATTTTAAATGACACATCATTAAAATCTGCGGTCAGATAATAAATTTCATCTATCAACTCGGGAACAATGTCTGCTCCAATATATTGTATCCCAGTTAGATCAACATGCCGCATCCAGTTGAAGTCACCGCAAGGAATATCAAGAATAGACTTGATGTTAAGGTTCTTGATAATCTCCGGCAGAGCTTCCCTGAGCCTCTTGGTTTCTTCAAGACTCGATCCGGAGCCGGAAACGGATTCTCCATTGCCCCAAGCTTTCTTGTGATAGATTTCAGTGAAGATGTTTTTTATCTCTTCTGCCACGATTTCAAATCCCTATATACGGTTACGTTAGGATAAACATGGGACGGGCCTTCGGGAACATGCCAGTCTAGCTCGTCCACTACTTTATCAACTTCTAACTCGGTTTTCTTGTCTGGAATAACTATCTCGCATTTAGCCCCTATAGAGCCTGCGAAATGCATTACTGAGGTAGGAACACAGACAACCTTATCCAACACCGAAATAAGCGCCAGAACCCCCTCTATGTCGTTTCTGAGGTCTATATCCGGGCGCTCTACTTCCTCGGTTGTGTGGTCGTACTGCAACGAAATAGGTTTTTCGATTCCGAAAGATTCGGCAGAGATATAGCCATGCCTTCCCCTCCATGACAGCCCGACTCTTCCCCGGTATTTCTCGAACTCTTCAACTCTGCTTTTGAGTATTTTAATGAAGGGTCGGCGGGGAAAGTCTCCGGGTCGTCTCCTAAAAAGAGGGAGGAGGTCAGCAGCAGGTATAAAAGCAGTATTATCACCAAGTAGATCATCTCTCGCGTCGATGTATCTTTCTCTCGCATCTATGCCAAAGCTCCGTTTGATGATCTCTACTAACCTTCCGTCACAAGCATACGTGACTTTTTTACATCTTACCATTGCCTCGGGGATAAGAGAGGAAAACAACACCTCATCACCTATCCCTTGTTCACCTATGATAATCAGACTTTCCGTGTAGTTCCCATCCCAAAACGGTATAGATTTAATCCCATACCGCATTGCTTCGGCCCACTCGTCTCTGAATTGCCATCCGTCCCACTCGGAATAATTCCCTTGAAGGATTCTAGCACAGCAGAGATTGTGCTTTACTCTCGGGTCTAAACGCTGGTAAACCTCAAAGTCGTTTTGCTCTCGAAGTTTCTTCTTGAAATGCTGAAGCGTTCGATCAACCTGCAATCTACTTGCGGTTGACGAACGCCTTAACATAAAAGCTACGTCAGAATAGAGGCTCACGCCTGTTTATTTGCTGCTGCCCATTGTTTGTATTCCTTCGTCCTCTTGTCCATCGTGGAAGGATGAAGTAGTCCTTGACGATCAAGACCTTTGGACGTTGGAGGAAGAATTGTAGGCTGAGGAGGGTGCTGAACAGCCGCCATGTCAGCAATCATTTCCTCCAACCACTTAATGGTTGCTTTCAGCTCTTCAATCTCGGAATTCTCAGAACCCCCCCGAAGAGAGGAAGTATTAATTTGTTGAACAGTATTGCCGAAATAACGGTCATTAGACCATTCGCGGTGAGGTTCTACTCCACGAACAAAGACAGACTTTCCGTAGTCTATCCCGTTGGACTCTTGGTATTTACGAATAGCTTCTTCGCTCCAAAACCCCACATCATTTGGCGGGGAGAGTTTGAGAATGTCCTGTTCACGAATAATTCTGCTCAATTTTACCTCCGTAGTTAATTGTTAGGCCATCCTGCAAATGGCATGAATTGTGGAATACTTCCTACTACATTTGACAATTTATTACTTACTCCATCCCAATCAGCGGTAAATGTCGGGGTGAAATTTGGATATGTCACAAACCCAGTCAATTTTCCGTTCACATCGTACACGGGACATTGCTGGCCGTCCTGCCAGCACACCGATTGAGTGGAATTAATGGCGCAATGCATCATGCCGTTATTGCCTGCAAGATTGAGTCAGTAAGCGTCGTTTGCCAAAACCTTACATTTTTTATGTTCCCATAAAATTGTTGGGTTGATCCGTCCGACCCAATCGCAATTGTTGACGGCGCTGCTGGAACAGTCGCATTGGCGGAAGTTGTTAATGTCGAATTAACTGCAATCGCATAATTACTGGTTGCGTATCTTGCACCGACTTTTGCAGATGCACTTGTCGCCGCTGTTAATGGATTTGCGACCCCAAATAACGTTCCGACCATTGTACTTGAACTTTCATAAAGTCCAAACGCGCCTACTCCTTGGTTCAATGCAAATTTTGTAGTGGCAGATGTTAATGCAGGAGTCGATAATGACAATTCCATATACACACTTCCGATTGCGGATACCGAAGTGGCGGAATACGTCAACATATCCGCATTCCTAGTAACAGCCGCTCCCGCTGTCGCAATATAGCTTGTCGGAAATGCTGTATTCTCGACCTGCGCAATAGTCACTGTTCCCGCCACTGTGAACACCACGGTTCCGGCTACAGTTACAGTTATTGTGTTCGGCGTTCCTGACGTTGCTACTCCATATCCGGTAGCTGTCGCAGTACCAGCGGATGTTGTAATGCTTCCCGCTCCTTCTATCCAAGTAGTATATGTTCCGGTACCAAGAGAAATAGTTTGTGTTACAGGAGCTCCAGAATTAAGGAAATAGTTTGTTGCCGCTCCTTCTGACAAATATCCTAGATATTGATGGGTTACAGGATCGTAATAAGACCTTGCTACACCTGCTCCAACGGTAATTCTCGTTCCGGTTACATCAAATGTGGTCGCAGAAGTCGCACGGGTAAATGTCGCTGCTCCTGTCCCTCGCCCGAGAGACAAATCAACCGCGCCGCTTCCTAGATCATTCAATGGCAGAATGAAATTTGCCGAATTGAATACTCCCGATAGTCCGCTCGCTTGATCGAATAAAAACATTATGAGAATGATACAGTACAGTCAACCGTTCCGCTGATCGCAACGTAAAGACCCGTGGCAAATGCAAAAGGAAGAGGATACCACGTCCCTGCAATGGGTGTAAAGGTATTGACTAAAATTGGTACGGCGGCGGATGTTTGGTCGTAAATTGTAATCGTTGGAGTAGCAGAAGCCGACGCAACAAAAATTCCCAACAGCACCCCACCACCAGTCTTTAACAAAGAGCTTGCCGTAATATGCGCGCTATGCTCACCTGCCATTATTGGCTGAACCGACTCTTGTTTATTCATTTTTCTTGCTCTTCTATGTATTGTTTACGACGACGATCCCCGTAACCCCCATAACCTCCCATTCCTTCCATCGGGATTTGATTGGGGATATGTACGCCTACTTGGTTAGGAATGTTCTTCCCTACTTGATTTGGAATGTCCTGGGAGGCAATCCGCTTGCGTTTTTCTTCACGCTGGGCCTGCTGTCGGCGGACTTCTTCGCCTGGGGTGAATTCTTTACCCCGTTTACGAAGTTCGGCCTCGATACGTTTCGAGCGTTGTTGTGGGGTTTCATTGTTCGCCATGTTCATCCTCCATGATAACTTGATCTTCCATCCCATCTTCTTCGATGTAGATCATGGGTTTCCCGTCTACAGTGGCAAAAACGTAAGTCTTGCCATTAAAAACGCCAATTTCTGCGCTTTGAATGTTCTGTTCTCTGTTTTCCTGAATGAATTCTTCGTAATCATGCTGTAAAGCACATACATCGTCGCAATCAATCATTTCTTCCCTTTCTTTTTGGCCGGTTTCATGCCTTTTGCCGTGGTTTTTGAGCCTTTTTTAAGGCCGATTTTGTTCAAAGTCCCGTAAACCGCACCGGGGTTGTTAGGATATTCCTTCTTTAGCTTCTTTTCAACATCTGCAACAGCGGTTCCTTTAGGCATAACTTGCTCCTTATTTCCCATCAGTAAACAAACGTATAAGGTAACTGTTAAGCGTTAATGTATCTCCGGCTGTTGCTTTTTGTCCAGTGAACACGATTGTTTGGTCAACCGTGGTATCTATGGCAGAGGTGACAAGTGCGGATGTACTGGTTCCAAAACCAGCGGCGGAATACCCAACCTGTGAATTCGTCGCGTTTTGGTTTGTGATTGTCGCGTAAGTGTTCGCAGAGGCGAAGTTTGCTAGGGATACAGATTCATAAATCGTACCTCCAATTCCACCGAAACGAACCCGTGCGGTCTTCGCGTTCGCATTATTCGTACATGACCACAACGCTACAACTTCAATAACTCCATTAGCCCCCATCGAGTTAGCCGGTATGGTGACGGTAGCTAAAATATCTTCTGTGGTGTCAGCTGGAGTATTAACTGCCAGCCCCGATTTACCCACGATCCTCACCACAGAGACGGATGTAGCCAATTGAATTACGCCCGGTTGGTTTAGGTCATTGGCTACAAAAGTAGTGGTCTTTGACGCGAACCCGGATACAGCGGTAGTCACTAGGTCATATTGACCATTGGCTACGTAGAAATCAAAATCCCCCTCCACATCGGAAGTTATAGGTTGAGCAAGGGCCGTCACCCCATTATCCGAGTACAGAGATGCCTTTACCAACGTTCCCTTAAGATATACGTTCGCCTGTATGACAGATTCAAGATTTCCTGTATCGTTGATTGCTTGAATAATTTGCCGTTGCATGATTAGCCTTTCAGATTTTCGGAATGTAATCGGGGGGATTTCATCCCTTTAACCTGTCTTGCCTTCTTGGCTATCTTTCCAGCTTCTTCCCTACCGACAAACTTCCCCGAGTCAGTAACAAATCCTTCTTTCCCCTTGCCGGGTATAAGAGCGTGCCTCTTCCCGGTCTTTACCTTACCTCCTGGAGTTTTGACAGCGGGGCTTTTGATCCTCACGATTTCACCACTTGAAGATTAGGGCTCTACGGAATAACGTGTAGAATTCATCATAAAGGAATATACTCATAAATCGGATTAACGTGTGGAACTGACATTATGATTGCTGCCCTTTTTGTAGAAACAGACGGCGCGTACTTCGGTATTCCTGGTGTGGAGCCGTGGGACGAAGCGAAAGACGCTAGGCGTTACACTGGTCCGCTGCCGGTGGTGGCGCACCCCCCTTGCCAGCGCTGGGGGAAGTTCTGGGCTGGACAGCCGCTCTGGATAGCGCGTACCGGAGAAAGGAAGAAGAAAGGTGATGACGGCGGCTGTTTCGCGTCTGCCTTGGCATCGGTACGCGAGTTTGGTGGTGTGCTTGAACATCCGTGGGGAAGTCATGCGTGGCCGCACTTCGGGCTGACTGTTCCTCCGCGCTCCGGGGGATGGGTTAAGGCCGACGAGCAAGGGGGCTGGACATGCTGCGTTGAGCAAGGTCGATATGGTCACTACGCCAGAAAACCGACGCTTCTTTATGTGGTTGGGGCAGACCTTCCTGAACTTCGATGGGGGAAAAGCGACCCTGTGTTTCCTCAATGGGCAATAGACAGATACGGGATTGAAAGATGCAAACGGGCTGGAGAATTGGCTTTCAAGGGCGGCGGTAAGGACAATTCCCATCGTATCGCTACGCCGCCGGAGTTCAAGGAGTTGTTGCTGTCGATAGCAGCAAGGGCGAAAGGCGGGAACTGACCGATGACCGACATCCTCGACCTTCCAGGCTGGACCGTGCTCTCCAAGTCTCAATCCGGCGGTGAATACCTGATTGAGGCCGAGTACACCGTCCAGCCCACGGCATGCCCCAAGTGCGGAGTTATCGACACCCCGTACAAGCATGGCGTCAAGCCCATCAAGTACCGCGACAGCCCCATCAGGGGCGATTCGGTGAACATTCTGGCTCAGGTCCAGCGGTACAGGTGCCAATCCTGCCTTGGGGTGTACGAGCCGTCCGAGCTTTATGTCACCCGCATGGGCGTTGTCCTTGAGGACGAACCCATGACAAACAGGACTTTGATGTGCGCCCACTGCAAAGAGCGTTTCCACACGGAAGGCGTTAAGCATGGTCACTCACCTTCCACACCTTAATCCGCAGAGCCAAGATTAGGAACTTCCTCTTCCAGAAGTTGCTTGAGCATATGTCGAATAGAGGGATTGGCAATCATCGCCTTTAACGTGGCTTGCATCTGCTCGGGGGTCTTCATGTCTTCATTGAGATTGGTTTGCTCAACTGCTGACAATGACGGGATGGTTTTGGAGAGATACAGTTCAGCAGCTTTGATCTCTGCCGGTTTCATCTCAACTTTACCTATGGCGGCATCGTGAACCCGGTTCATGATGTACGAAGCCCTTTGCTGTTCCTTGTGCTTCGGAGACAGCTTAATCCCCCTCTGATGGCCTCTAGGCCGCTTGGGTTTGGGTTCTTTAGGAGGTTGAGGAACGAGAGGCATTTACTTCTGTCCTTTGATCTTCGGCTTCTTACTTTCTGCCTTAGACTTGCTCATGGTCTTAATCTGAGACTTGGATTTATTCTCGGGCAGACTCTTCCCCTCAGAATACTTCTTAACCTCACCCTTGGCGTATTTGATAGGCATTATTTCTGTCCTTTCTTCAAACCCGTACCATTCAACTTAAGGGGACTCAGAACTCCACCAGGGGATTCATGTACACCTTCCATCTTGGGTTGGACAACATGATTCGACCAAGACGAGGAAAAAGGCGCAGAAGAAACCTTAACCGATTCTTTGTCTCGAAAATCACTACCAGCAGTTTTCAACGGTTTCTTGTTCACGGATCACCTCCTTTAAAGTTTCCTAATGCTTTCACATTTAACTAATTCGGTCAAGACCTTAGTACCCCAATAACGCAAGAATTTGTGCAGGGGTTTGGGTAACGCCAAGCGGAGGGTCTCCGGCAGTAAACAGCATCGTAGACCTGCCGTCTTCTGCCTGTTTGAAGTTAACGATTTGATCTGCGTTTACCCATACAGGCAAGTCTGTCGCATCGTCGGTCAACTGGATTACTGGTATCAGAGGTAGGTTAGGGTTAGCCATGATTGATCCTCAAGGTTGGGGGAAAAATTAGGGAAGGGGTATATGTTAACACTCAAGAATGCTTTTGGGGGTTCCCATAGTAAGTATTTACTAACAAAGGATGCTTATCCACAGGGCTATGATCTGTGGATAACTATACCACTCTCGATCACTCTCTGCCTATTATTTGCACTGGTCATTAGTAATCAATGAGTTACACTAAGATAGCATAATGGTCATTATGTTAAATTCCAGCATCCATGCGGGTTACAGAGCATGTGTGTAAGTCTGTGCATAACTTATCATGGTGTCACATGTGGATAAGTGAGAGTTATACACATTCGTCTAGCTTGTGGATATGTGGAGAAGTTAGTGAGTGAGTGCTTACGTACGAGAGTTCTGGAGGAATGAGGACGGACTCGACTAGCATCCACTCTCTTCCCTTCATTACCCATTCATCACTACTACTTATCCAATCTACTCGACCTATAAGTTTCGCTTATGCTTAGACTGTTGAGTCTAAATAGATATTGACGTTTGAGTAATGTACGAATTAAGGACGTAGGATCGTGGCGTCTCCCCTTAATACGATCCGGTCTAGGTTTAGGTCGTGTCAATCTTTTGTCGATTGAAATAGTGATGACTGACCTACAGTGCGATTATGTTTAGAGAGGGTCGGCTTAGTGCTGGCTGTGCCCTCTACCTGGCTTAAGAAGGTTTAAGCTTTGTTCAGGTCGCTAGTTTATTACTTCCGGCTTGCGAAGCCTCTCGGTGTGTTTTGGTGCGTTTGTGGGCCTATTGTAACTTACTCGTCCCACTCATTCGAGTCCCAATCGTGATCTTTCATTTCTGATTACCGCTTGATGTGCTATCCAACCTCCACGGCACTACCACCTCTATTTGCATGGATGCAGGACGAAGATTGAATAGCTGGTTAGATTATACCAAAAAAATCCCCGGCAAGCTGCACCGGGGCTAGTTCCGGAATTTCACCGGATCGGGGGAGAGAGACGGCTTACCCGTCAGCATCGGGACAGCGCCCGAGATGAGTCTTTAACCAGTCCTCAAGCTTGACCGCATCTTCTTGCAGCTTTGAAACCGCCCAAAGTGCGTATGTCCATTCTTTGTTCGTCAAATGCTCATTGATGCTTTTAACAACTCCGGGAAGTGATGCGGTTACTTCGCTGTAGTCTTCCATTATTTCTCCTTAGCTCTCTCGCCATCCTCAAATACTTCTGTTTTATCTCTTGCAGGTCTTGGATTGTGTATTTAGCTGGTTCGTGTGGGCCTTCTAGCCATTCTACGCGCTCAATTCCTATCCGATCAATTAGCCCTTTTCGGTATCCGATGAGATTCCCGTGGAGGTGCAGATTGTCCCGTATTGACTGAGCGTGTACATTATCTTCATTGAATCGTAATTCTGGTCTGATGCTTGTAGCGAGATAGTGGCCGGCTTGGAATAGTTCACTCCATGCAATGCCTGAAGATATGCAGGGCTTTCCTCTATCACGAATCCTGATGTAAGCGTTAAATGCCGATTGAGCCTCTCGCATCCAATCTCCACGGGATTTGGCCTTAATTTTTGCCTCACGATATTCCTTTTTGGTTTTCTTTTCAGATTGCTTTCGACCATATGCTATAGAGCATTCAAACGAGCAAACAACTTGTGTAGAGGTTCGGCGTGTAAATGGCTTCTTGCACTCTTTGCATTTAGGCAGACGCATTCCTTAACACCTTGGAGAATGGTTCACGGATGTATTCGTGAAAATATCTTGCCGCCAGTTCATTGCAATCAAGTTCCGCTCGGCTTTCGATACCACACACATCACGAAGCCATGCCGCGGCTTCTTGCTCAGAAGTAATGTTGTGTTTACTTGCCCATTCCCAAAACTCCGGCATCTTGCACCAGTTAGCAGCGAGCTTCGCAAGCGGCCCACCTTTAGGTTCTGCGTCCTTTATCATCTCTTTCCTTGCAGACTCACTAGACGCCTCTTGGGTCAATGCGGCTAGAGCCATAGGGGTATCGGGTGCGCCGAAAAGTTTAAACGCATCCTGGGACTTCCTAGGGTCTATGTCCACGGTTAAGCGCAAGGTTCCGTCTGCCATGGTGGTACAGCGCCGGCTTGTTGCTTCAATGATGCTCATTCTGTCTTTCCTTCTGGTTGTGGGGCGGGAGGAAGGGGCATCCAGTGGGTAATGCCGGAATACATGATCGTTAATTCATGGCTGTACCACCCAAGGTTGACCACAAATCTCATCACTATTGGGATGCATTTCCCGTGCATAGAGCAAAAAACCAAATAGAAACCGTCCGACTCAGGCAATCTTTCTTTTGATTTGACCCATCCGTCCGAAAGCTGCGCAATACGAGCTTGCAGTTTCTCAACTTTATGTTTCAGTCCGAATGCCGGTTCGCCTCCGATAGCATCGCCCTCGTTGTTAACACCAAGAACCTCACGGTTATAGCGATCCGCCCATTGAAGCTTAGACTGGCGTTCTTCTTCGCATAGTTTCAATGCTACAGCCAACTTGTTTTCTGCCTCAACAAGGCTATCGTGTAACCGCATGTTTCGTACAATCAAATCTGATTCGCATTGACTCATGTTTTTCTACTCCTCATCGGTAAGTGCAAAATGGTTTTCTCCGCAACAGGAGATAGCTCGGTTTTCTGGTCGTCTTGATCCGCAATATACGCAGGCTTCAATTTGGTCTTTCCCGCCTTCCTCCAGCCCCTTCTTCGCCTCGGCCAGTTCCTTGCGCAGCCGCTCGTTCTCCTGTTGTATGTGGGCGATGTCGGGATGGAGGGCATAGAGTTCTTGTGTAACTCCATACGGGCATCCCCTGCTCTTATAGTAGTCAACCCATTCATCCGCAACAGGCCATCCAGTTTGCCCAAGAGGCTGCCCGCCTTTTACAACCGGCTCCTGCTTCCTCGCCTGCTCAAGCTCTTGAAGGTAAATCCTTGCCTCCATGATGTCTACTCCATCATAGTCACCGCTTTTCAGCTTGGCGCACAACAATGCTATTGGTTGTTTGCTCATCTTCATAGTCCTCTAACGTTTCTTGGGTTTATGAATAGGCGCATAGCTTTTGCGGTATTCTGCGCACACTTTATCTCCGAGATATACCGTGAACTTAGCAAATCGCGCTTCTTTACCGTTGCGATTGAGTTCGCAGTACCCACCTCGCAACATGTCCATGCAAACTTGCATCAGTTCTTCGTGGATAATTGCGTAGATTTTTTGTTCTCTGAGCTTGCTATAATTTTTTCTGTCAGCCATCTTCATAGTCCTTTCATTTAAGTGCGGAGCGGAATAGCTCCGCTGATTTATCGGCTCTTACTCTGTTTCCCGGATGACGTTTGTAAATAAACTCTTCAAATGCCATTTTTTTGAAAAACGCCGGCTGGTTTCCGTATGCCGCAAGGTCAACATAAAAATCATGATGCTCGCTCCCCCAGCATTCAATATCTCGCATGACATAAGGAAGCAATTTTCGGTTACGCAGGAATTCAACCCGTTTCACCGTCTCGGTTAGCGGCATTGCAGGATTTACATACACATAGAATTTTGCGCCCCACGGCTTAATCCATTGCAGCAATTTAAGCTGTCTTTCTATAATGCGCCTATAGCCCCAATTATCGAACGCGAAAATATATTCGCCCATATAGTTTAGTTTAAATAAAGCAGCAGAATTTTCCTCGGTTATCAACCGTATATCCAATCCCTGATTAAACTGACACTTGATTTTCCTCTCCGCCAGCCATTCAAGAATTTCAACGTGGTTTGGAAGTTGAAGAAAATTGTTATCCATGAACTTCACTTTTTTGAACTTGCGGATTATGTTTTCCAAGTCTGCTTCTACTTGGTGAATTTTCCCCTCTTTTTGCGGGACTACGCACCAATGGCATTTGCGATCACACCCGCGACTAATGAACCCATAGGCCGTATCGTTGTCTGAATAAATTGAGTAATCCAACTCCTGTTCGTCTATCTCATCTGGCAACGTTGCGTCCAGACTAATACCTGTGCCACCGAATAAGCAAAGTCCTTTCTGGCTGTAAAGGTCGAAATCAACGCAATCCATTGTCCCTCCGAAAATAGCTGACAAATAAACTGCATCGTATCCAGCCGTCGAAATAGTTGTGCGCGTTCGCTTGTCCGGGTAATAGGATATTCCTAATCTTTTCAACTCCACTTCATCCCCCATTGATTTGTGGTATGAAGATATTTTCATCAGCGCAAGGTTCGGGATTGTTGAATCTACGTCGATCAATAGAATGCGCAAAGCCATTCTCTACCCCTCCGCTTTCTCTGCCAGACAAAGCAATACTGACGCAATATCTTGTCCGGAATATAACTGATAGTTCAACTCAAAATTATTTGCCGCCTCTTCCAGCACCTCTTTCCTGATCCTCTCCCGGTAGGCTTGTATGTCTGGAAAGGTGGCTGAGAGTGCGTTCTTTATCATGCAATCTTTGGCGTGCTTTACCCCCGACGAATCTGAGGCTTTATTGAATTCGCATTCCGGGCAAGTAAAGTAGATATTGCTAGATTCCTCGTAATGCATACCAACCACTTCCACTGCCTGTAATGCATCCGCCAGCATCGCCATCTTCCCGGCCTGATCTGCCTGAATATGCGCAGCGTATTCTTTGGCAAATGCCCATGAAGCATCAGCTACAGTCTCGAATACCCCATCATCAAGGTAGCGAGCAAGCAGCCCACCAAGGTGTTCCCTCGCCTTGCGCAAGCTATCTGGTTTCATGGTTTGCGCAACTGCATCTTGCTGCTCGGCCTGTGCTTGTTGGCGGACGTGGGTGAGTAGGGAATCCAGTTGTGCCGCAGTCATTTGAATAGGGCTAATAGCAAAATCATTTACATACGTTGCGCCATATTTGATCGCCAGTGCAATATCTTCTTCTTTGGTCATGGTCACTCTTTCCCAATATCAACGAATACTCTGCGGACGGCGCTGGCACGGAGATCAGCGCTCTTGTCGTTGTAGCTCTGGCTGCCGTAGTCGAAGTTCTGGAACCAGGCATAGTAAGAGTCGGCCGCGTGCTGCGTATTGCTCCAGTACGCGGCTTTCTGAAATTCCTCCGGCAGGTATTGGAACAGGAGGGCCTGCTCGGCCCGATCCGGCAGGTCGCCGCCGAGGGAGTTTGCCCCCAAGTATTCCTCCACCAGCGCCCGCGAAAAGAGCCAACTCATTCATTTACCCCTATTCCTATTTAATTTGATGTTCGTATGTTAAGCCCTTTCTGAACTAATTGCAAGAACTATTTACTCGAAAAAGTAGACTTGCTCAAAATCTCTTTCATTTTGGCTATTTTCTCTTTTGCTTCGTTCGTTGGCTTGTAAGCAAGAGCTAACTTTTTCTCCCCTGCCGCCTCAAGAAGTGGCACGGCATTCTCCGGCGGAAGTAAACTAATCGCGTGTTCCGGCTTCAATCTTCCAAGCCTGATTGCTTCTGCTAGGCATGCTTCCCTTGATTCTTTGTCTTGACCGAGTGAAGGTAACCATTTAACAAGCTCGCCAAGACGTTTTGCGGTATCTACAAGGCGCGTATAGGCATCTTTGAAGGCCATCCTAGCAGCTACTTGGTCGCCTTCGTCTAAGAGCGGTTGCGCAACTCTTAGAGCTTTTGCCATTTCCTCAGTCATTACTACGCTGGTGTATTCGTCTCTAGGGATCATCGCCCAGGCTTCCTCTACAGACGGACGGCCATCAGGAACGATCTTATCCAGAATGTCGAGAATATCGGCAGGACGCGGAGAAAATTTGCTGAGTCTGATGTGTTCGTCAAGTGCTGAACGAACATGCTCAATGTCGAATCTGTTTAGGGCAGACCACCACAGTCTAAGCGCATCAGGAGACAAAGGGGATTGATCGTAGGTTTCCCGAGTAACTTTCATGAGCGCGGCGAATTCAGTTTTTTGTCTATCCAACATGCTTAGATTCCCCCTCGATTATGTTATCCGTTCCCAAGAAGTCCCGAAGCTCTGCATCAAAATCTCTCCCGGATGATTTGTTAGATTTCAGCCAGTCTGCATTGAATCCTTGCCAGCTTCGCTTGCAGCAAATCTTTACGGCTTCGTCTACAGAAATTCCCGCCTTGCCAGCTTCTCTAATCAAATCATATAGTGCTGTCCGCGTCAGTGGAGCGCGCTTTGCTTTTCTGATTGTCAACCAGTCTTTGGCGTGTTGTTCTGCTACACCGAGTTCAAGCAAAAGTTTGAACGGCGATTTTGTTGCCGACTTGTCGGCAG